AAATCTACAACTTTCTCAAGACAAATCCAAGACAAATTTCTCTTGAGAAAGAAATAGAATTTTGTGCCAAGAATAAGTGGTTGGATGAATACTATGCGTTTTTATATAGTTATACCTATTTCGACAATGAGACCAAATTTAGCACCATTCGTTACATGATGTATGCCGCCATCAAACATGGTGACTTGACTATGATGAACAGTGTGTATACATATGGAACTACAACTTTCCACGAGGCTTTTGCTGAAATTGATGACATGGATATTGCTACTTCCATCGCCGTCAAGACTGCTGACCCTGAAAAGATTGAGAGTGTTTATCGGATGTTCTCGGGCAGATCCGAAGAACGCGAGAGAATTGAACAGCGTCAAGCCACCGCTGCACCCGTAGCTCCAGTTCGAGAAAAGGTGACCAATCTCCAAAAGGCCCTCGCGATGATTGAAGAGTGTGATATCCCCGAAGGTAAATACTTGGAGTTGTGCAACCTTCTCATGGATGTTCACAAACGGGGTGTTAGAGCTTAGACAATAGAATCTAAATGTATAGTAAGATGACTTTACCAAAGTACATACAAGAAAAACTTACATGGAAAGAAAGTTTCCAGTTCTGGTTACTCCAGAGAAGAGTCAGAACTTCTATGAAAAAGATGGATCATCACATAAAGATGGGCGATGAACAAAAGCAAAAGGCTTGTAAGTATGAAGATTTACTGTACAAGTCTGATGACGCCCTTGTAGGTTTCATTCACGAGATGAGTATGAAGTACGCTTAAACAAATGATTGTTAGACTATAGAAGGATGTTGAGATTAAACATTGGCATAACCGATGACACAACACCAGAAGACCTAGACAGGTATTTCACCCAAATTTGGAAACACCAAAAGAAGGTTGTACTAGTATTTGATACCACACAATGTTGTAATTTATCTCTTAGACGCGCATTGAAAATGAAATCTGTTCTTAATAAACATCGTTTCAACTCAAGAATGTTTATTGATCATAGTAAAATTAGAGTAAAGACCAATCTCGCGAAGAATATCTTGAAGACTGCACTTTATATCATACGAACTGAAAGACCCGTATACGTGGAAAAGGTTTAAAAATATAGACCCTTACTTTTGTAAGAATGGAAGACCTCCGCGCTGTTATGCAAATAATAGATAAGAACTCTTCATCATTACCGGAGGGGGACTATCTAGAATTGTGTAATCGTATGAAGAAGTTGTACAAAGTAAAAGGGGGTTACCGTACCATTTTCAATTATGATACATCTATCATTGAACCACACTTAATCATAGACGATGAAGATGCTATTAATTATTTTGAAAATCATTACTTTGATTCCGCCATTTCATTGGATCGTCATTTTTTAGAGATGCAAATGGAACACTTATTACGGGAACGTGATTATTGTAGACCTCTGAAGCGTATCACAAAAAGGGTAAAAACTCGAGCCATCATGCACTATTGTAATTTACACAATGTAGTATTAGAAGATGTGACACCCGAGTGCCTCAAAGCTTTTCATGACGAGCATGGGTTTATCTTAGGAGATAGGAGTGTGTCGTTTGAAGAAGCTGCGGAACAGATGTACAAATCTTACCTGTTTATTGAAAACGAATTTAGACAGAAAACAAGGAGATTGATTGAGGAGAGAATTGAACGAATCGATGCTCTCATAGACGAAGTAGAAAACATGTAACCTAAGTTATTGTAATTATACTTACTAATAGTATCAAGAAAATGAGACCCCTTCTTATATTCGATTTAAATGGTATTTTTGTGTGCAGGGAACGTGGACCCACAGACAAAAAATCAGATTTTGTTTTGAACAACTGTAAATATTTTATACATCCCGGAACTATTGAATTTCTCGAATGGGTGCATGATCGTTTTGATGTAGCTGTGTGGTCTTCGACAATGTCCCACAACACACTTCAGATTGTACAACATATTTGGGGTGAAAAAATGAAAGAGTTGAAATTTATATTTACACAGAATGAATGTACGCGTGATGGAAAGATTGGAAAGAAGCCCAGGTTTTTGAAGGAGATCAAGTATGTGTGGGAGATGTTTCCGTGGTCAGATGAGTTTAATACTCTACTCATTGATGATTCGGAGTACAAGGTCGTGAATAACCGTAAACACACATCATTCCATCCAGAGTCATATGATTATAAAGTTCATAGTAATATAAATCTCACTATAAAACCATATCTTGAAAAATTATTCAATAGTAGATTGTGTGTTCATGAGTTTTTGTGTCAAAATAACCCAAGTCACTTCTCAGAAATGTAATTTTAAACTTTAGCAATGGAAGCCCTTACTCAGCTTATGTCCCTCATTGACCTCAACTCCAAGTCACTCCCAGAGGGGGACTACTTGGAGATGTGTAACAGAATGAAAGATATCTACAAAGTTGTGCCGAGACCAACTTCACCAGAGGCAGCTTTACCCAGAATTCAAACCCGCGTTCCATTTCAACCTAGGAGACCCTTTCCAGAAAGTGATTCAGAAGAAGAACAAAACAACGAAGGTGATCGGATTACAGAACAGATAAATCAATACGCACACGCAATTGCACAAGCCAATAGACAGCTAAGACAGAGAGAAAGTCGTCTCAAGTATCTCAAAATAAAACAGAGAGTTACTGCCGCAGTGAGAAAGGATGCTGTGAGAGAGCGAGCACAACAACTTGGTATTAGGTTACGAGAGTACACACTTGAAGAACTTCGTGCAAAGGGACACAATGTATCCGATGAACGGAGCTTTTACAGAAGTTACCTTGATAGAAGTAATCTTATTACACAAGGCCTCATACTTGACATACAAGATGAGATTGCGGAAATTACCGCCTATAGAGAAGATCAAAGGGCTAGACGTCGCGACGCTTATGAATCAGTTTATGGACGACCGCCCCCATAACCGCGTAGCGTTTGTATTCATTTTGTAATTTGAGAGCTAAGTCCATCTATACTGGAAACGGAGGTATTTTATCTAATCTACTTTCACCTAATTTGGGATTTGCCGCAAAAACTCCCAACATCACTCCTCCTGTGAATATTGAAATAATCTTGAGTGTCTTCATCTCTACTATGGACATTTATAAGTTTGACGGCACCACCACTCATTACCACCAGTGTATTCAAATATGATGTGAATGAGAGCACCACACAACATGAGTAGAACAGACTTTGGTACTTCAAGTTTAAGTTGACCAAGAGACCAGAAGAGTGTGGCGTTCATGATACCAATAACAATAGCTTCTATGAGAACTGTACTCACTGGTCTTGACATTTATAGTAAACTGCTAAAAAAATATGAATATAAAAATCGTCTATATAATTAGATATGTCAAGTGGTGCGGTAGCTCAACTTGTTGCCAGAGGCGTTCAAGATGTTCACATTACAGGCGATCCTGAAATAAGTTACTTTAATTCTAAACACAAGAGACACACAAACTTTTCGATGTTTACACAGGAACAAACCCTTGAAGGGTTGCCAACCCCCGGTGGGATTTCAACTGTAAAGTTTAAAAGATCTGGTGATTTACTCGGTTATGTAAACTTGGTTGTAAAGGTTGCCGGAGAGGTACAGTTGATCACAGATTGGAGAGATATTATTGAAGAAGCTGAGTTATACATCGGTGGTAGATTGGTTGACAAACAAGATTCTGAATTTTCGGAAAGTATTGCAATTGATTTACTTGCGACCACATATTCAAAAAGTTACCAAGCGAGTCTTCACGGTGGCGCTGGTTCAGCGTCATTTTTCTACCCATTCCGGTTCTTTTTCTGTGAATCGTGGCAGTCGTCCCTTCCAATTGTTGCACTTCAATATCAAGATGTTGAATTGAAAATAAAGTGGAGTTCTAATTTGAATACCAATTACATGTGTAGAGTAAATAGTTGCTACATTTGCCTTGACAAAGAAGAGCGCAATCATGTTGCGTCATCCAAGCGTGATATGTTGATTTATCAAGTTCAAAAGAATGAACCATCAAATGATAAAACTTTGGAGTTATCTTTTAATCACCCAGTCAAGTTTATCGCGAGTAGTAATACTTCTTCAAACAATCTCGTGTCAAGAGTGAGCGAAGTAAAGTTGCAAATAAATGGTTCAGAGATTGAAGAATTCAAAACATCTGTTCCTTATTTTACATCCATTCCGAGCTACTATCACACAGAGTATGCGGCAAGTAACGCCGAGAACTTGTTCTTTTACCCCTTTTCAATTTCAACAGCAAAGTATCAACCTACAGGAACTCTCAATTTTAGTCGCATAGATTCATTTAGCATACATTGTACTGAAAACA